TCACTTGTCTCGGCTGCATATGATAGTTCACCTACTTTTGTAGGATATGCTTCCCATAGTCTTACGCCATATGTTGCTTCGTCTCTTTCTTGTACTGCTGGTGATGAACCTAATTGTAAAATGTTTATAGGTGCAACATACTCATCATAATAACTAAAATTGTGTGTCATATTACTAAAACTAGTCTTCTGCCACATTTCAAACATTATTCTTTCTCTAGCATATTTGTCTGTTAAGAAAGTCATATTGACATCAGCCATTTCATAATCGTACACTATGTTTCGTGCAGGACCATTATGTTTTACTTTCTTAACTTTCATTGTTCTTTCAGGCATTGATACTGATTGAACAAATGCTTGTACTCTTCGTTGTAGATTAGCCTCGTTTGCATACTTTCTAAACTCAGCACCTTTAACCATACCATCTGAACCAACTTCTTGTAGTGGTCCTCTAGGTAAGTCAAAGATAACATAGTATTTACTCTTACGAGCAAAACCTTCTGCCTCGTTTACATAGGCTTGAAATCTACCTATTGTCGTTGCAGGATTAGCACCTGCCTTCTGTTTAAATCTTGGGTCTCTATTGATGTTATCCATAGAACGGTCTCTTGGGATACCTATTCTGATATCCATACCGCCTATTCGTTTACCACCTCTTAAAATCGCCATTACTTCGTACCGCTTCTTACTTGCCAACCATAGAAACTTAATTTACTTTTTAGTTTCATATAAAATCTAGTTATATCTTTTTTGATAGGCATTATGTAAGGTGTGTTTCTTTGTCTATTATGTCTTTTTATCATTATGCTACCTTATCTCTTTTCTTTTTAAAGTCTGCAATAGCAGCTTTGATTGCGTCTTCAGCCAATACACTACAATGTATTTTTACTGGAGGCAAAGCAAGCTCTTCTGCAATTTCTGAATTTTTAATTTCAGTTGCTTGTTCTAGGCTCTTACCTTTTACCATTTCAGTAATAAGAGAAGATGAAGCTATAGCACTACCACAACCAAATGTTTTAAACTTTGCGTCTTTAATAATATCGTTCTCTATTTCAATTTGCAATTTCATTACATCACCACAAGCTGGAGCACCAACAAGTCCTGTACCTACATTAGGTTTAGTCTTGTCCATACTGCCTACATTCCTTGGGTTCTCATAATGGTCTATCAGTTGTTTTGAATACGCCATAACTATTTCCTCCTATGTGTATTTTTGTTTCTGCCCATATAATAGTCTCCAGGTTCATAGTCCCATCTATGTCCGTGATGGCCTCTTAAATCAGCCCAAAACATCCTAGCTTTAACTATCAACACTCTCCACCATAATCTCTTTGCCACTTAAATTCCTCGTCTACTTCTACTCCATACCGTTGTTGCTGGTTGCTTTCTGAATTGCTGTACAGGTAGGTACACAGCGATTGCCGCTTCAGGTGCGTCAACTCTCAAAAAACTACTTCGTATATGACCATACAAATATTTATGTAATGTCGGCTTGACCATTGGTATGTTCTTAACCGTATCATAATTAACTTCTATTCGTGTACCTCTCTTCGTAGCGTCACCTGACAAATAAGCGTCTAATCTTCTTAACAAAGTAAATCTCATTGCTGGTGGCAAATAGTGAAAGTTCATACCTATAAACCCACCTTTGATTGGGTCTAAAGGCAACACCAAAGGAAAAGTATCATAGTAAGGTAATGTCTTTTTAAACTTCGGGTCATAGAAAAACATATTAAGTCTACCTTGACTAGGTCTACTATTCAATTTACCACTTCTCATCAATGCTCTTGCTGATGATGTATTTGCGATAGATTGAACGGCCTTTCTATACCAAGCTCCTGACTTACGATTATTACCTGCGTCTTTTACAATTGGGTCTAATAGTGATATTGCCATAACACTTATATTTATATAGAAATGACAAAGGGTACCAGAAAGGTACCCTTTGTTTTTAAAGTAATGTAGGAAAGAGAGAGATTATTCGTCTTCTGCGAGTTTTGAAAAGTAAGATAATGTATCATCATCTTCACCGCTAGACGCCTCATTACTTTGAACCGAAGCAGCAGCCGTAGCTGGTGCAGCCTGCATAGTAGTAGGTGGGAGGTCTATATCACTAGCAGTCTCGGTATTCTTTGAACCACTAATCACACGATTTAATTTTTCTTTCAAATCGTCATATGATTTAAAGTTAGCAGCTTCAAGGAATGGCTTAAGAGGATATTGTTTCGCCCAAGTCTCTTTGATAACATTGTCATCAGCATTAAGAGCACCAGGCGCCTCAAATTCAGATTTATCATAATTCCAGAATCCATCTACCTTTCTAATCTTCAACTTGAAGTTAGCACCTGACCAGAAGTCAAATGGGTTAAATGGTTTCTCATCTTCAAACGCAGGATTCATTGCTTCTGTAATCTTATTGAAAATCTTTTTACCGAATTTAAATAAGAAAACTTTTCCTTCGTTCTCTGGATGTTGTGGGTCTGATACAACATAGACATTGCTGTAATAAGATAATTTTCTTTTTCTTTTTCTAGCAATCTCTTTATCACTATCAACACCAGTATTCCATAATCTAGTATTCTCTTCTGACACAGGATCTTTTTGTCCTAATGTAGTTAGAGAGTTTTCAATATACCAACCACCAGGTCCTTGGAATGCGTGAGACCATACTCTTGCCCAAGGCATTTCTTCGCCTTGACTAGCAGGTAAAAATCTAAGCACAGCATATCCGTTACCAGTTTTATCTAGTTCTGGTTTCCAAAGTCTGTCGTCTTGGTATTTGTTCTTGGTTTTAGCAGCGTCCTCAGGATTGAGGTTTGCTTCTATTTGTTTTGTTAACTTGTCAAAATTACTTTGACTATTTTTTAAGTTTTCAAAAGCGTCCATAAAGTTTCTCCTTGTATGTATTTCGTATTAGTATTATTGTATTTAAGTATCATAATATAAGTTATTTCAATACTATTATTTATACAAGTTCTTATCATAACAGATAATATATCTATTGTCAAGCACCTGTAAAAGTCTCTTTCATAGTCAATTTAGCACTCGTTCTATTGAAGCTCTGAAAGGGCAAAAACTTTTTAATTCGTTTACTATATTCTTTCCATACTACTTTCTCAACAATTTGTCTATCCCAGCGTTCAATGAATCCCAATAAGGTTTCAAATACGCTAAAAGTTTCATAACTAATTCTTTTGGATAAGAGAAGTTTGAAGAAAGGTGGATGTTGTCCTCCAACAACTGCAAAGAGACTATCAAAAGTAAGGTTGTTATTGCCCATATAATCCCGAACAATATTACACTCACTCCTAAAATTATAACTAAAAGCGTCTTTATACTTTCTATGAGCAAGGTAAATATCTTGGCCATCAGTTCTGGCAAGGTCTCCAATCCACTTCTTGTCATTATGCAAAAAGTTTGCCACAAAGAAATCAAGCGCTTGTTCTGCGTTATACTTTTTAGATAGTTTGTGAAAGAAGTACCTGTCATTTCGTTTCGTAAATGTTTCTAGTTTACAATTAACTTTACCTGCATATTGTATATAGTCATATGTATTGGTTGTAAAATGTAGTTTAACACCGAGCCATATTTTAAAAACATCAAATCCGCCATACATTATAAGGGTAGTTCTCCTTCGCTAGTTTTGGTTACTAAATTTAATTTCTGACACTCAATTGTAAGTTTCTCTTTTAATGCTTTATTAACTAGAGGGCCTACCGTACCTGTGTCAATACCCCGACTTTCACAATAACCAACTATACATTCCATATATGAAGTGCCTGGGTGTTCTTTTCTGTACTTTTCTATTTCTAAACTAAATTGTTTGCTATTCATTATGCTACTATATCAGGACTTAACCTGTTTGTCAAGCAGCTGTGCCTTTAGATTTAACTTCTGGCATATCTTCTTGGTAAGGATTGTCACCTTCGTATGGTTCAACTTTACCACAACCTATGTCCATAATCTTTTGAGTATAACCTTCAACTGCTAACTGATTGTCTAGGCCTTGATATAGACCTATGTAATTTAAACGAACAAATGCCTGACACTCTTCTAAAGTATCAAACGCATAGTTCGGGTGTTGTCTTGGTTCCACATCACCGTTTAAATTTATAAGCATTGCAACTATAAGAAATACATCTTTCATTTTTCTCTCCTATAGCGTAGGCTATCTGATTAGTTCTTTTTAATTTGGTCGCAAGATTTAGTATCTGCTTTTAATCCTAATTCTTTAGAATATATCCATACATAAGAATATGCTACCGTTTCGTCTTTAACTACACATTTCTTACCAAATGTTATTCTAGGATCCTTAGGTATAGAACAAGCACTCAATACTAGTCCCATAATTAATACCATTAATATACTTTTCATTTTTACTCTTTCATTTATTGTTGAGGTACTACAACGAAATCATAGATTTTGTATAATACGCATTTATCAATTCTGTCAGGTGTTTCAATTGTTGCAATCAACTCATTATCTTTTTTATAATGAACAACTGCAAATACAGGTTCTCCTGTAGGTTCACCACCACTTCTACCAAATCCTATGTGTACAGGTTTAAAACCTTCCTCTTCTAAAAACTCTTCTACGGCCGCATACTCTCCACACATAATTGGTGCGTGAGACGGAAAGAATAGTCCATATGGATTTGCATATACTAAACTTGTCATCAATGTAAACATAACAACAAGTAAAGATTTTTTTAGCATTAGTTTGCTCCTTTTTTATAGAGGCGGCAAACAGATATGTTCACCTCTTATATCGTTTGTGTCTATGTCTGTTTCGTTTTCTCTTGGTAATATTTATAAAATTT